CACTTAACTATGCTTGGATTGACATCACACCAGTTCGCAAACTTGGTTTCCCAACTCGATCTCATAATTATGTTTGAAGGATCCCCAGAGTATTTTTGTGGGTTTGTCGGTGTAAACTTTCTTTTATGGAACATAAATATACTATAACGATCTAATCTACTATTTAGAGAAAAACATGGCAGATACCCAAGCAACACCACCTAAGAGTGCTCCACCAAGAGCAGCTGGAGTCCCAACTTCTTTCACCCCATCTCAGTATGATATTAAACAATACTCATACCCAAGCGACCTGTATTCAAACAATCAGGTTTATGGTGGAAACTATGCTATTTTCTATATCAATGTAGCTGAAGACTCAAGAGTTTTAAAAGTCAATAAAGAACCAACTGTTGATGCTTCTTTAGTTCCTGCTAGAATGCAGGGAGATCTCGCATCTAACAATTATAATCTTGCTCAAACAATTGCTGGAACTGCTGGTCCATCAGCGATTGCGCTTGGCGCAGCTGGTGGTGTCGCAGGTGCTGTTGCTGCGCCAGGAAAAATTGCATCATCTTTAGCTGAAAAAGCAAAGATGGCTGGTGGTATTAAAAATGTGTCAAGAAGCACTCGTATATTCACAGCTGCCAGTGTAGCAACTAAGAGTGTTGTTGGTGGAGTTGCTGCAGGTGTTGCTGGTCCACTACTCGCTGGTGGTATCGGAGCAACAGCAGTTGGCGCATTATCTGGCGGTAAATTAACTAAACAACAGAAAAGATTAAAGAAAGCAATTGCGCTTCATGTTCCAAACCAGTTGAGTATTCGTTATCAAATGGATTGGTCTGCTGAGGACACAGCTGCGTATCAAATGGCAGCTACAGGTGGAACTGAATTAGTAAAGGCAATGTCGACTGGAAACATGACAAATGCTACTGGAACTGTTAATGCTATTGTTGCTTCTCTAGCACTTTCTAAAGGTCCACAAGCAGCAGCACTATCTGCCCAATCTGGATTAGCAGCAAACCCAAAGAAAGAAAATTTATTCAAGTCGGTTGAGTTTAGAACATTCAGTTTAGATTATAAGTTTTTCCCAAGAAATCCAGCTGAAGCGCAAAATGTATTGAACATTATTAAAGAGTTCAAACTGCACATGCATCCTGAGTACAAAGATACAAATAACTTTGTGTTCATTTATCCATCTGAGTTTGATATTTTTTACTATAATAATGGTAAAGAAAATTTAAATCTACATCGTCATACATCCTGTGTTCTCACAGATATGAATGTAAATTACACACCGAATGGAATGTTTAATACTTTCAGTAATGGTATGCCTACTCAAATTGATATAACACTATCGTTTAAAGAATTGGCTATTCTTACTAAGAAACAAATCGAGGAAAATTACTAAAATGTACTTCGCTTTAATGCCAAATATTTACTACGATTTTCCAGATAAAAATGGTAATCCATCATTAAGAGTTATAAAAGATATTACAACCAATGTTCGATTTCTTACAAAAGAACTTGAAAATTATACCATGTATGATTACTATGATATAATTGATGATGAAACGCCAGAAATAATTTCTACAAAAGTTTATGGTTCTCCAAAATACCATTGGATTATTATGATCCTTAATGGTATCTATGATTATCGAAGCGATTTCCCATTAAATTCTAATACACTGTTACAATATGTGCAAGACAAATATGGTGTAGGGAACGAATATCATACACACCACTATGAAGCAACAGTTGATGCTACAACAAACTCAGGAGTTGCTACGGCTCATGTGGTAATGTCGACTTTTCCAGGAGCAAGTCCTGTTTCTAACTTCGATTATGAAGATAGAATAAATGAATCAAAACGAAGAATTAAATTACTTTCTAAAGATGTTATAGATTCTATTGTTAAACAATATACAGCAACCTTCTCATAATGGCTGAACAAAAAGAAATTATTGATATATCATCTTCAGAACTAAGACAGGCTGGCGATGTAAATATTGAAAGGGTAGAGATAGTTTCTCTAGCCAGTGGTGCATCATTTGACATTAAAAATCAAGTTCTTACTATTCAAATCTTTGAAGATTTGTTTAGTCCATTTACAACTGGTTCAATAATCATTAAAGACTCTTTAGATCTGATTAATAATTTACCATATGTTGGTCAAGAGTTTATAGACTTAAAAATATTTACACCTACTCTTGATCAATCGTTGGGTGGGCTCGGTGTTATTGAAGATAGATTTTATATCTACAAAATAACGAATAGGGAATATGTTGCAGATAAAAGTGTTGTTTATCAACTTCATTTTATTTCTGCAGAAGCAGTTGCTGATTTAAACCTTTCTTTGAGCAGACCATTTAAGGGTAAAATTTCTGATATTGCTGCATCTATTATTAAAGATAAAAACTTTTTGGCATCAGATAAACAATTAGTTCTTGAAGCAACAAAAAACGAAACCAAGTTTATCTCAAATTATTGGGCACCAACTAAGTGTATAAACTATATTTTACAGCAGGCGACTAACCCAAATGGAAGCACAACTTATTTGTTTTTTGAAAACAGAGAAGGTTTTAATTTCGTTAGTTTAGATTTTCTAAATGACAAAGAACCACACCAAGTATTTAAGTATGGAGTACCAACAACAGTTGTAAGTCCTAAAGGCGGTTCAACTCGTGTTCTCGACAAAGAATTTCAAAAGATTTTAGAAATCCATATTTCTTCTGGATTTGATTATATTGATAGAGTAAGAAATGCGACATACGCATCAAGACAAATTGTTCACGACTCTACAACTAAAAGATATAAAACAGTGAATTATGACTATCTTGCTAAATTTAATGAAGGTAAGGAAACAAGACTAAACAAATTTCCAATTACAACTGACGAAGTTTCAGCAAGAATTGGTGCAAAGGTTATTGTAACAGAAACTGAAAATCAGTTGTTCACTGGTTTTGGTGATATCTCTCAGTCTCGTGCCATCCAAGATCGTATCTCTAGATTGAAACAAGCTGAGGCATTTAAAGTTTCAATAAAAGTAAAAGGTAGAACGGATTATACTGTTGGTCAGAAAGTCTACTTGGATATTAATAAGGCAGAACCAACATTGAGTGAAGATACGCCAGAAGATACACAAGATAAAATGTTCAGTGGAAATTATTTAATTTCTGCAATTAATCATTATATTGATAGAGAAGCGCATCATTCTTACATAGAAGTAATTAAAGACAGTTTAATATTTGATTTGAAAACAGGTAAAACATCATGATCCAACCATTTTATACAGGTGTAGTTGAAAACAGAGACGACCCATTAAAGATTGGTCGTTGTCAAGTTCGCATTGTTGGTTTACATACAGAAAATAAATCCTTACTGCCAACTGCCGATTTACCATGGGCTGTTCCTGTTTCACCAATCACTTCTGCTTCAATGAATGGTATTGGTTGGTCGCCTGTTGGTCCAGTAAATGGAACATGGGTTCTTATTACTTTTACTGATCAAGACCAGCAGAAACCTATTATGCTTGGCACGATTGGTGGTATCCCACAAAGTAAATCAGCAGAAATTGCGATTGAAGAATCAGACAGCGATATGATTGTCACTGATGGTGGTATTTTAGTTGATTCGTCAGGAACTGAAGTTACTAATGCTTCTGGTATTCCTGTTACTGTTGGCACTAGCGATGCTAGAGCAAATCCACCATCAACTTCTAAACCAACAACAGCTGCAGATGTTCCAAATTTAACAGAACAAAAGACGCCAAATAAACCATCGGATACTGTTCTTAAACAAGATATTACAACAGATCCACCAAAAGGATCTACTGCCAATCCAACAGTTGCTAAACAAAATATTCAGTATCTATTAGAAGCATGCGATAAAGTTGGATTAACAAGTAAATACGCTAAGTGTTCTATCCTTGGGATTTGTGGCGGAGAATCTTCATGGTTATGTGTTGAAGAAGGTTCTTACTACTCGAAGGCGAGTTCTTTGTCTTCAATTTTTAAACGATCGTTTCCGACAGAGGCAGATGCTCAACCATATGTTAAATGGGCTGGTACTAAATTTGATTTCTTTAAGAAAATCTATGCCCCTGATGGTAATGGTAAATTGTTGGGTCATAAAGATCCTGATGATGGTGGTAAATACTATGGTCGTGGATTCAACCAAATTACAGGTAAGTCATTATATCTACAGTTACAAAAATATCTAGCAACGAAAGGTATCGTTGTAGATTTCGTAAATAAACCAGAATCTTTGATTGATGATCCAGCCACTTCTGCTCTGGCCACTGCTGCTTTCTATGCGCTTAATGTTAAACATGATCAAAACGATCCAGGATATTTTGTCGCTGCTTTGAAGCGAACAGGTGCTGATGCTAATGGTACTGGTTATGCCAAGAAACAAAAGTTCTATGAGTATTTCCTTGGCGCAGCAGTTGCTGTTGATTCAACAAATAAACCTTCTGCCGATGATCAAAAGGTTTATACAGCAGCAGAAGTGGCAGATCTCCCACCTGCTAAACAAGCAGCATTACTTGAAGATAGAACAGATTCAAATATCCTCGGTTTCAGAGATCCGAAGGGTAAATATCCACTGCGTAATCTTTTAGATGAACCAGATACTAATCGTTTGGCTCGTGGTGTTATTAAAGAAACAGCGATTGAGTTTAAGGATTCAGTAAGAACTATTGCTATTCCTGCTGCGAATGGCGATGACTCTTGGGATCAACCTCTTGCTCCATTCGGTGGTATGTATCCATACGCAAAAGTTTTAGAAACTGAATCTGGACATTTGTTTGTTCTTGATGATACACCTGAAAATGAAACATTAAGTTTGTATCACAAACAAGGAACATTCCTTGATATAGATGCCAATGGAACACAAGTTAATAAAATTGTTGGCGATGGTTACACAATTATAGATCGTAATGGCTCAATATTCATTGCTGGTAAAGCAAACCTAACAGTCGGTAATGGTGTTAATATCCTTGTTCAAGGAACTGCAGATATTCAGGTAGATGGTTACGCAACTGTTAATTTACAAAACAATGCCGACATTGGCGTTGGTGGTGATTTGAATCTTGCTGTCGGTGGAAATTTTAAAGTTCAAGCTGGTGGCAGTATTGATTTTAAAACAGAAGCGAAATTTGGAATTGAAGCTGCAGAAACAATCACTAATAATGCTGGAACATCGTTCGGTTTAACTGCTGGCGAAAATATCAGCATGAAAGCTGCTTCAACATTCTACGCAGATTCTGCTGGTGATACTCATATCAATGCTTCTGGTGCTGTCTATAATACAGCAGGTGGCGACAATAATATCCGTGCTGGTGGAAATATTAATGTTGATGGAACACAATTCCACGGTCAAGAAGGTGCTGCTGGAACTGCTGAGGGTGCGCCTGCAGTAGAAGCAAATACTGTCTCTTTAACATATATTGATTTTGCCGAGGGAAGAAGTAATCAGTTTAACTACCTAACAACACCTGTTAGACCTTCTCCACCTGTCCAATTGAAGTATGCCATCGAAGAAGAAAACAATGCTCTTGTTGCAGATTATATCGCAAACCCTGCCAAGTATAAAAATGCCGAAGCAGCTGATGGTGGTGTAAAAGAAAACTATGCTGGAACACCGAAGGATGATGGACAAGGTAAGAGTTTAATTGCAACAAATACAACTGGCGATATTTACTTGTTCTTACAGAAACAACTTCAGTTGGCACAGTCTGGATATTGGTCAGAAACAGGTATGGGTGGTGCAGTTTCTAACGCAAATATTACTCGTATTTGGGCAGATCTTGGATATCCTAAGTCAGGATTATGGGTAACTGACCAAACTGCATGGTGTATGGGTTTCGTAAACTGGACATTGAAGCAGTGTGGATATCGTTATGTTCAAACAGCCTCAGCTGCTGAAATTACAACTAACACTGCTCGTTGGAATGCTACTAAAATTGAAAATCTGGCAGATGCCCAGCCAGGAGATATTGCTTTCTGGAAGTATCGACATGTTAATTTCGTTTACTCAAACAACAATGGTAAATTAACATTCGTTGGTGGGAACCAAGCAGATAAAGCAGCAAATAATCCATCAGGTGGAACTGTTACTAATTCTTGGCCATCTGGATATGTGGTTCCAGGAAATGGTTCTCTTGTGGCAATTTATAGACCGAGCAAAGCATAATGCCAGCAATAGCAACCGAAAACAATTTATCAACTGGTGCTTGTGGTAAAACACCTACACTACCGATTGGTCCATTCACATCAACAGTTACCTTTGCTGGTAGAAAAGTTCAATGGCGTGGTGTAACTGTGTATAATGACCACCCAGATTTGGTTACACACCATGGGTCAAGAACAGTAAAGTCATCCCAAAGTACTCCTTCAACCTTCTTTATGGAAGGACATCCTGTCGCATTTGAGGGAGATCTGTTAGACGATAATGACACAATTGCCCACTTAGATGGCAATACTTCTTTTGGATAACCCTTATAAATAATACATATGGCAAGAAATACAAGAATCTTCTCTGATATAGATTTAAATTTTATTCCCTCACCAATGTCTTTGGTAATCAATACGGGAATAGGGTTACTCACAGCCTCAACAACAAGTAATTTGGTTTATGGAACAAGAATCTGGACTCCATTGACGAGTATCAAAGTTGGTCAAACATTCTTCTGGAATTTTAACTTGTATACTTGTGCTGTTGCTGGTATAACTAGCGCATCTGGTCCATCTCATACAAGTGGATCAGCTGTGAATGGCTCAGCAACATTAGTGTTTAATCGCGCCCAACCAACAGATGCTGCTGTAACTAATTTTGAAAAATACGATATGTTATATCGTAATGTTTACTGTGGTGGTGTTTTCCTTGGTAAAGTTAAGTCGACAATTGACTTCTACACCTTAGAGTTATATACACCAGCAAGGCAGAATGTTTCCTTACAGGGGTTTACTTATTCTAATCCAGCAGATTTAGTAAAACGATATGACGAGAATGCAATTAAAGCATCTGTTAAAAATCTAATTTTAACAACAAACTATGAACGAAAATTCCATCCTGAGATTGGTTCTCAGATAAGAGGATTATTATTTGAGCCAGCAACTCCAATGCTTGGTGCTGTGCTTGAACGAACAATAAGACAAACAATAGATAATTTTGAGCCAAGAGTGTCATTAGACCAAGTTGATTGTATTGTTAATCCAGACAACAACAGCGTTGATGTTTCAATTTATTTTACAATTTTAAACACTCAAACACCTCAATTTCTTAATCTAGTATTAGAGAGAACACGATAATGGCACTTACCAGCAACCGAATTAATGTAGCGGAGTTAGACTTCGATAATATCAAAGAAAACTTAAAAAACTTTCTTCGTGGACAAGATCAATTTAAAGACTACGATTTCGATGGCGCTGGTCTTAACATTCTATTAGATGTTCTTGCTTATAATACTCACTACAATAATATTTACACAAACCTTGCTGTAAATGAAATGTTTCTTGACTCAGCAGCAAAGCGTTCTAGTGTAGTTTCTCTTGCTAAGATGCTTGGATATGTTCCTCGTTCTGCCAGTTGTTCAAAAGCGACAGTTGACCTTCGCATCGTCAACCCAACATCTACACCGACAGTTACAACTTTACCATCATATCAACCATTTACTACAACAGTAGATGGACAAACATATACCTTCTACAATCAAGGAGATTATACAACATCAAATGGCGCGAACGGATATGTTTTTTCTGGAGTAACTTTAATTGAAGGAACTCCGCTTACATATAGTTATACTGTTACTGATGGTTCTAGATTTATTATTCCAAATAGTAATGTTGATTTATCAACTGTTCGTGTAACTGTTCAAGATTCAGCTAGTCTGGGTAATTTTACTACATACACATACGCCAATAATATTTTAACAGCATTAGATTCAGCAAGTAAAGTTTTCTTTGTTAAAGAAATTGAAGGAAATTTATTTGAAATATATTTTGGTGATGGTACTCTTGGCGCACAATTAATAAATGGTAATGTTGTTAATATTGACTATTTTGTTTCAAGTTTAAATGCTCCGAATGGTGCTCGTTTGTTTAATTATACAGGTATCTCTTTACTTGGTGGTTCAGCAAATATTTCAACTAAAGTAATTGCAACTGGCGGTGGCACTCCAGAAGATGTTGAAAGCATTCGTTATAATGCGCCAAGATCTTACGCTGCGCAAAATCGTGCTGTAACACCAGACGATTATAAAGCATTAATCTTAAGTGGTTTCGCTCAAGCGAGATCAGTTTCTGTCTGGGGTGGTGAAGTAAATTACCCAGCTGTTTATGGTAAAGTTTATATTTGTATTCTTCCAACTGATGCAGATAAATTAACATCTTTACAGAAAACATATATCCTTAATCAAATTTTAGCGAAAAGAAATATGGTTTCTGTTACGCCAGAAATTATGGATCCTGAGTATATTAATATTGCACTCAATGTAACAGCATACTATAACCCAACTATAACAAAGAAAACTCCAAATCAGTTACAACAAATTGTAACCGATACCATCTCAAACTATAATGAGTCTGATTTAAAGAGATTTGATGGCGTATTTAGACACTCCAAACTTTCTCGTTTAATAGATACTTCAGATGTTTCTATAGTAAACAGTAACATCACAGTTCTTTTAAGAAGAAAACTTATTGTTAAATATAACACTTCTGCGCAATATGTTTTAAATATCATTAATCCATTATATGCTTCTGGCCAAGCTGATGGTAGTATCTACTCAACTGGATTCTTTGTAAAAGATAGTACTGATGTCCACTATATTGACGATGATGGTTTAGGATCAATTCGTCTTTACACATTGGATAATAATTTCCAAAAGATTATTGTTGATCCAGCGATTGGTTCAGTTAATTATGACGCTGGATATTTGCAGATTAGTAACTTGTATATTACTGCTTTAGCAGATGTTGACTTTGAAATATCAATGAAACCAAGATCTAACGATGTTGTTTCAGCATTACATCAAGTTGCTGAACTTGGTTTAGACCACTTAACTGTTAATATGATTGCCGACCAAACTGCATCTGGCGATTTAAGCGCAGGATTTAACTATACATTTACTGACCTAAGACCAGCATAATATGCGTATCTCTTCACCATCTTTAATCTCAACACAGGTTCCTGAATTTGTTAGGGGAGATTATCCAACATTCGTTGCTTTTATTGAAGCATATTATGAGTATTTGGACAATAATGGCGTTGACCTTACATCACTAAGGGATTTAGATACAACATTAGACGATTTTATTAAGTATTTTAAAAATGAGTTGGCAATTAATATGCCAGCAAATTTACAAGTAGATGATAGATTTTTACTTGAAAATATCAAGAATCATTATCTGGCAAAAGGTAGCGAACAATCGTTTAAGTTACTATTCAAACTTCTATATAATAAAAATGTCCAGGTAAAATATCCTGGAACTCAGATGCTTCGCGCATCAGATGGTAGATGGCAACAAGATGTATCGTTGTTTATTAAAGTTTCAACAGGAACACCTGATTTAATTGAGGGTAAACTTGTTGATGTTATTAAACCAAACACAACTTTTAAAATTCTTGTTGATCGTCGTCAATATGTTGAAATTGAAGTTGATAGAGTTGTTCAACTAAGCGATAACACTTATGAGATTTTTATTGATAGAAAATTTTATGGAAATATTGAAGTTGGCGATGTAATTCGATACCAAACAATATTTGCTGGAACTATTGTAGCAACTACATCAAAAATTTCTATTGTTGATGGTGGATCTGGTTTTAAATCTGGACAACTTTTTGAAATTAAAAATGGTTCTGGTGTTAGATCTATTGTTAAAGTTACTCGTGTTTCTACTGCCCAATATACTGGCGATAACACAGCTGGTAAAATTCTGGCTTGCGAATTTATTAAATTTGGTATCGGATACGCAACAGATTTTACAATATCTGTTAATGCTTCCCAAGACTATTTTTCTACTTCCGTTCCACCACTGCTATCTTCTGTTCTTGTTAATGGAACAAATGTTACAGTTACTGAAACAACAAATGGTAATGCTGAACAAGGTTATATTAACAAAGCAGATTATGCCTACACTTTTGGTAGTGGCGCAACAGCAACAGCAACACTTTCTGGAAGTGGTGTAGGTTCTGTCACAGTAAATACTGGCGGAACAAATTATGGTAATGTTGTTACTGCTACTTTTTCCCCTGCTCCAACAGGTGGAGTAACAGCAACTGGATCTGTAACAGTTTCTAATGGAGTTGTTACTGGTGTTACTGTAGTTAATGCTGGATCTGGATACACTAGCGCACCAACTGTTACTCTTACTGCAATTGATCAACAATTTTATATGGATGGATCATTTGCTGGCCAAACTCTGGGCACATTTACAACTCAGGCGATTAGTCAAGTTGTTTCTTCAGTAAGTAAAAACCAAGCAATTTTAAAAATTCAATTAGGTTCTTTAGCAAATTATCCAGGATATTATACATCAAATGCAGGATTTTTGAGCGACTCTATCTTTATTCAAGATAGTAAATATTATCAAGCATTCTCTTATGTTTTACAAATTGATGAAAGACTTTCTTCATATAAAACTGCAGTAAGAACAATGGTTCACCCTGCAGGTACAGCATTGTTTGGTGAGTACCAAATATCTAACGAATTTAATGTTGGGGCTGCTTTACAATCTCTCGTAAGAATTTTGGCGCTGAGTTTAAAAGATTCAGCTTCAATGGTTGATACTGCCGATAGTTCTGGTTTGATTATAAATTTTTCTAAGGCATTGACTGAATCTGTTTTAATGTCTGAATCTCAGATTTTTGATGTATCAAAATCATTGACAGATTCAATTAACACCCCAAGCGATTTAGCAACATTATTGACTGGTAAGGCACTATCAGATTCAATTAGTACGCCAACAGATTCAACAACAAATGCCGTTGGTAAAACATTGGCTGACTCAATTTCAACACCAACTGATTCAACAATAACATTCGCAATAGGAACATCACTGGCTGACTCAATTTCAACGCCAACTGATTCATCTGTCAATGATGTGACTAAATATCTTACAGATGCGACTACTAGCGAAACCGATGCAGGTTATGTAGCAAAGAATCCTTACAGTGAGGGCAACTATTTTGCTGTTACCCCCATTTATTACAACAATGAAGTTGTGCAAACATTCTAATTGCCACTCATTATTTTTAACTAACAGGAGATATCCTTAAAATGAATATTCAAGAAAACTTAAAACCAACTGGGATGGTTACTGTATCCCACTTTAATTCTAAGGGCGACCTTATTAACAAATTTGAAGTTCCAAACTTAGTAGTTACTACTGGTAAAAACTATATCGCTTCAAGAATTAAAGATACAACTAAAACTGCTATGACTCATATGGCTATTGGTACTTCTTCAACTGCTGCTTCTGCAACTGATAGCACTTTAGTTTCCGAAGGCGGTCGTGTTACTCTTTCAGCAACTACAGTTTCAACTAATACAGTTACTTACACTGCTACATTTCCAGCAGGTACTGGTACTTCTACATCTCCAGGTGTTCAAGAAGCTGGCATTTTAAATGCTAGTTCTGGTGGCGATTTACTTTGCCGCACAGTATTCCCATCAGTTGCTAAAGCATCTGGCGATTCAATCGCAATCACTTGGGTTGTAACAGTATCTTAATTTTCGGATAAAACATGGCGACTTCATCTTCCCTTATTAAATCTCTTCTACACAAAACCATTGCGGAGGGTGTGTACAAGGAGATTTTGTCAAACGCATCAAGATATTATTACTTTTTGGGTAAGACACTAGCGTGGGCAGATGAAACTTCGCCACCATATCCAATTGACGATCTAAGATATGAAAGAGATACTCGTAATAATATTATTACATTAAAACAAATTCAACAAAATGATGTGGCATTTATTATTCCACGAATTGATTGGACTTATGGTAATGTATATGATATATACGACGATCAATATTCAACGCAAGTTCTTGGTGTAAATATCAAGGCAGGTGGAGGAAATTATCTTTCTGTTCCAACAGTAACTATTGACCCACCAGATTTAGCTGGTGGTGTTCAAGCAACTGCTTACGCATCAACATATAATAATGAAGTTGTTGCTGTAACTATGACCAATTTTGGTTCTGGATACACAAACCCACCTGCCGTTACTTTTACTGATCCTTCTAATACTGGATCAGGTGCTGTTGGTGTTGGTGTTATTGGTGTTTCTTCTACTGGAAAGTTCTCAATCGAAGAAGCAGAATTTTATGTTATGACAGACGAGTATAATGTATACAAGTGTCTAGATAATAACAATGGAGCCAAGTCAACAACAAAACCTATCGGCACTCAAGTTCTTCCAATCTCTTTGTCTGATGGTTATATTTGGAAATATATGTTTAATGTGCCATTGGCATTAAGAACAAAGTTTTTAAACGATCAATATTTCCCTGTTGTTACTGCACTAAGTCAACAATTTTATTCTAATGGCGGTATTGAGTCAGTAAAAATTGATAGTCGTGGAACAGGATATTCTGCCATGACATTAACAGTTGATGGTGATGGATATTTGGCAAACGATCCAGTTTATCTTGGTAGCAATTCTATTACTACAGGTGGATATGGTTATGTTGATGGAGACACAATTTCAATCGCAGCACCGTATACAGTAACAAGTACTTGGACTGCTAGTACCAATGTGTATCTTGGTAATCTAATTGGAACATCTACAGGCAAAATCTATAAAGTTGCTCAAGCTGGAACAACAGGAGTTTCTGAGCCATCATTTAGAAGCGGAACAGTTTCTGACGGTACTGCTGCTTTGACATTTATTGGCGAGGGTGCTAAGGCATACCCTTCTTTCAATTCCTTCACTGTTGCTTCTACTATCGCTATCGCTGATACTGCTGGAGGATTTACATGCGGAAATTCTTCCCTTGCTGTTGGCGATATTATTAAAATTACAGGAACAAAGGGTGGAACTGCAACCTTTACTGGTTATACAACAGGAAACTTGTACAAAGTTTCCGCTGTAACTGGAACATCTCCTAGTGTTACTGGTTTCACATTAACAACTACAACTGGTACTGCCCTTGTTACAACTGCTGGTACATTAACAGGATTAACATTTACTGCTGGGGCAATTAGGACAGTAAATGTATTAGGTGGAGTTAGAGAAATAAACTTGACTTCATATGGTTCTGGTTACACATCAAACCCAACAATTAGTTTTACTTCACCAACAAAAACATTTGATGGCAGTATAGTTAATACCACATCTGAGGTTATTACAATTGGTTCTCATTGGTTTTCTACTGGCGATAAGGTAACTTACTCTAATGGTGGTGGAACAACTATTCCTGGATTAGTAAACAATACAATCTATTATGTAATTAAGTCTTCTTCGACTGCTGTAAAATTGGCATCGACTTACGCTAATGCTATTGCTGGAACAGCGATTAATTTAACTGGTACAGGGGTTGGTTCTTCGCATACTTTAGCAAATGCTTTAGATTTACCATCCGCTTATGCTGTAATTTCTCCAACTGGAGTTGTTCAAAGAATTATAATTTTAGATTCTGGTGCCAATTATACAACTGTTCCTACGGTAACAATAGGAACTGCTTGGACCGCAACAACAGCAGTAACTTTGGGTCAACAGTATTCAGTTGGAACAAAATTATATACTGTAACAACAGCAGGAACTACTGGTTCATCTGCGCCAACAAGCACTACTCTTGGTCAAATTGTTACTGATGGAACTGCATCACTGCAGTGGGTTGGTTATGCTGCAGTAGGAACAGCAGTATTAAGATACGGATTTGGTTACTCAGGAAACCCATCAATTGTTATTAACACAACAACTGGAACAGGTTTTTCTGCTGCGTTTCAATCTTCTAAAACCAATGCTAAATTAATACCTTTGTTGGAAAATGGTCAATTGGTTGGTGTTCAAATTGACGATCCAGGAATTGGTTATAGTTCTGCCACTGTTACAGCAACAGGCGATGGCTCTGGATGTAAAGTTTCTCCAGATATTTCTATTGGTAATATTAATACATTACAGGCAAATAACGAATTACTTACAACTCCAGGGTCAATCAATAACATTCAGGTAATTAGTGGTGGGTACAATTATGGTGTCGCAACTATCAATATTATCGGCGATGGAACTGGCGCAACTGCCGTAGCAACCACTGTTGGTGGAAAAATAGATAAAATTACAATTACCAACCAAGGGTCTAATTATAGTTATGCTGATATTGAGATTACTGGAAATAGTGGATCAGCAGGAGCAACTGCAAGAGCAATTATTTCTCCACCAACTGGACATGGTAGAGATGCTTTCGATGAATTATATTCTAAAACATTAATGTTCTACAGTAATGTCTCTAGAGATAAAAATCAAGGATTTGATGTTGCTAACGATTATCGTCAAGTTGGAATTATAAAGAATCCAAGATACTACAAAACAACAAATAGATTCGCAGATCCACTTGGTTCTGGTTGTTTTACCATTTCTGCTTCTTACAACACAGCAAATTTTGTAAGAGATATGGTTCTTACTATACCAAGAACAGTTGATGGAAATTCAGAACAGAAAAGATATATTGTTATTGCAACTAATTCGACTGGAACAAGTTTATTGGTATCATCTTTAGATGGTGATACTCCATTGGTTGGAGATCAAATGACAAATGCTAATAGTCAATTTATTAGCGTAGCTGCAGTGGGTAATCCAACTGTTGATAAATATTCAGGTGATATGTTGTTTATCGATAACAAGGCTGGATTTACGCCATCAGCTGATGAAACAGTTACCCTTAGAACTATCATAACATTCTAACTAAATAGTTAAGATTATAAAAGAAGAGTAAAACATGCTAGATTTCAATA